CCAGAAGATTCGCCTGCGATACCATCTGCAATGACTGTGAATGTGACTACTTCACCAGTACTGTTATTTAAAAAGTGATCAACTGCGGCGCCTGCTTTGCGGCTGAAACTTGCACCTTCAATTGCTTTGATTAACTGATCAATTTTCTTATCAATGTTACCAACGTCTTTTGATGACTTGTAAAGTACTTCATACTCTTTATCAAATGCGCCTTGTACTGACTCAGGCTTCAATCTCATCTCAAAGTTTACATTGAAAAAGTCTGGAGGATTTTTTGCTCTTTGGCGCATATGTCCCTCAACAACTTTATGCTTGAATCTTCCTGTGCCAAACATCTTCGTATCAACTTTGGTACGAATCTCATTCAGTTTTTTCTTGTCTACTGATCCGTAAGCGAGATAGAGACTAAGTGCAATGGTAAAAATACCTTCGATCACATCACCTTCATTCAGTTTTGCCATTTTACTCTTCGCCTTTTAATTATTATACACTAAAACTACTACCACAACCACAGGTATGTTTTGCATTTGGATTAGTAATCACAAATTCTTTTCGCATAAACTCATCTTTATAGTCTATGTTTGCATCTTGTAAATATTGCATACTCATTGCATCAATCAAGACTCTGAATTCATCTAGAGGAAATTCAAAATCATCTTCATTCTTAACTTCGTCCATAGTAAATCCGTAATTGAATCCAGAACATCCACCACCTACGACAAATGTTCGTAATGAAATGTTTGGATTGTTTTCTTCTCGTAATAAGTCTATGATTTTAGACTTTGCAACATCTGTTATTGTAATCATTTATAGCCGCCTTTATAGCATCTTCTGCAAGTATTGAACAATGTATTTTAACCGGTGGGAGGGCAAGTTCTTCAGCAATTTGTGAATTAGATATTTTTCCTGCTTCGTCAAGTGTTCTGCCCTTGACCCATTCTGTGACAAGACTGGAACTTGCAATTGCACTTCCACATCCGTATGTTTTGAATTTGGCATCTGTAATTATTCCTTCTTCTACTTTAATTTGAAGTTTCATAACATCACCGCAAGCAGGCGCACCAACAATACCAGTGCCAATATCAGCATCAGTCTTGTCAAAAGATCCGACATTCCTGGGATTTTCATAGTGATCTAAAACTTTTTGAGAATATGACACATTTGCCCTTAAAAATAGTTACTCATTGTATATATAAAGGTGTCCGGTTTTAAATTAAACCTTATTACCTCTGCCAACCTTTGATAATATCAGGTGAGAAGTTTGCGTAACTGAAACGCAATCTATCAACTAGTTTTACCGCATTTCCTGTCAGGTGGTCAATCGCAACGTACCCCTCAACACCAGTCACTTCATAACCATTCTTGGTCAACAAGAAAGTTTGAAGACTCTTCACTTCATCTAGTTTCTTCACTAGAATCAACTTCGCTTCAGCAAGCAAATTAATTAGCGTAAAGATATTTTCAAGTTGCGCTTTGTTCTTTGCGTTGAAAAACTTCAAACCATCTATCTTTTTTGATTCCCATTCTGCTTTTGACTTTGCAGATTTGCGAGTTTCAATTTCTTTGTCAAAATATGCAGTCATAAACTGAATCAATTCAGCCACATGACTCTTTACGTTTGTAATTTTGAGTTGGTTTCTGACTTTTGTATTGTTGAATGTTTTAATTTTCTCGCGCAATTCGTCTGTCTCTCTGATGTGATTCAGAACCTTAGCGTCTATCTTATAGAAAATCTTTCCTGCGTCAGAAAGTATGTCTGTAATCTTATCTGTTTCTTCTTTGGTCAAAGTTGCTTTGCCAGAAACGTCTTTATAGTCAACGTCCGTTGACCAAACTCGGCTTGTTTTTTTGAGTGTAGATAAAATGTCTTTACCAAAAACTGCTTTCATTGTTTCAAATGAAGAGCCTTCATAAAACGTATGCCATACAATGCCAATTTCAGCGGATTTGATACTTTTAGCAAGTTCACTTTGCGCTGGAACTGCATAGACTAGAGTGTTTGGATGAAACGTGACATAATCTTCACCATCAATCGTGACGTTCTTTAGATCAGATTTAGTGAAAAGCAAGTCGCCTTGAATAACGCCAGCGATGCCAAGTGCTGGCAACTCAGCAAGACATGCTTTGAGTTTGGTTGCAAGGTCGCCTGACGTATCATCGTCAATTTCTGCGTTGGTTTTGTAGACTTTGGGATTCTTATTGAATACACCTTTCTTCGCTACAAAGAATTTACCATCGCTAGGGTCTTTACCTGCAAAAATTGCTGGCGCGCCATCCCATTTAACTGTGACGCTTACTCTTTTTTTAGAGTGACCGGCTAACATATCGCGTACTGCACGGAGTGCATTGATACTGTCGCGGGCACCCTTAACACCGCCATTAAGAACATCGTCTTCGGCATGTTCCATGTGCGTGTTTTTTTGTTCGTTTAAATACTCTTTGAATTTCAGCATAAAGAAGCCCATCGTTATGATAGACTATTTATGTCACCGGCGCATTTTGGCTTGATCTTCTGCATCTTCTTTTGAGAAAATTGGCACGGCATTTGATTTGTGTAGTGTTCCGATGCCCAAAAGATTGCTACCCGTATACTTAGGCGATTCTTTTTTCGTAGCAGAGCCTACAAATGAATTGAGTGAGGGATAGTGTGGAGTTTGCCTACGATGCGGGTCGGGCGCAGGCGCGTAAGAAACAAACTCGGTTTTCTTTGGTTTGTTCTTACTGATGCCATGGGACTTGAGCCATGAATCATACTCAGCCTGCGCTTTTTGCCAGCCAGGCTTTTTCTTTGCTTTGGGTTTCTTGAAGTATGCGTGAATAATCATGGCAAATCTCTCTACACTAGAACTTCTAGTATAGCAGATTACCACAATCTTGTCAAGTTAACCGTGAGTATCTAGGCTACCGAGAACAGTAAATACGCTATTTGAGTCTTTAATAATGGAAAAAGTCATTGAATCTACGGCATTTGAATTGCCAGAAGGAACTGTATTATTTTTCCATTTGATTGTTCTTACAGTACCATCAGTTTGTACTGCATTGATAATATAGGGGGTTGCGCCTTGTGCAATTACAACTTTAGCGTCAGTAACAAAACTTGAACCACCCTTAACGCCTACAAAGTTTGCAGTAATATTACCGCTTAGATTTGTTTGATAGAAAACTGGTCCATCGTTCAAATTGTAAGCAATTGTTGAACTAAATGCATCTTTAGTTGTGACTACATTATATGATGTTTTAAATACTGTATTTGATTGAGTAAGATTATTTGCAGTATTCGCTTGTGCATAGGCGGCGTTAGCAGTTAGATAAGCGGCATTTGCGGTAAACCAGGCGGCATTCGCTACATTGAACGTATTGTTCGCTGTAGATATAATCGTATTTGTTGTATTTGAAACAATGGTGTCAACTACAAGATCACCGTTGCCAGTCTCAAGATTATTAACTTTGAGAATTACTTCGTTGATTGTAGTTCGCCACTCATTGAATGTATTGGCTAGTTCTAAATTTGCTGTTGCCGCCATGGTATGCCCCTGTAAAAAGTCTTCTACTATTTATATGTTTTTAACTCTTAAAGGAACTAAGATCGCTAGCCGTTAATGGTTTAAGATCATAGTTTGTAAGCGAGATAGTGTCTGTGGCTTGATAATTTCCTGCCATATAGTCGTGTCCATATAAGGAAAATTTTTGCCCCACACTTTCTTCTTTTGGTGCAGGTTTACCCGTATGTTGTTCAAGTTCTTCAATCAACTCGCGCATCTGTGCTACAATTTCTGGAATAGTTCTCATACTTTGAATCCTTCAAATTTACGTTGTTTCTCTCTTCTTCCGAAGTCCGATTTATCAAAAAGTGGTTCATCTGGTTGAACTTGCCCGCTATCATGTATGTGATTTTGTGCAGTTTGTTCTACGTCATACAACTTCATCTTTGCTTTATCAACACCAATCATGAATCGTTTGTTTGTATCTGGATTGTTATAACGATTCTTTAATTGCTTGACCATCATCTGATTTAGATCAGTAAGTTCTTCAGTAGCAATCAATGCAATCATAAAATCTGCTGTCGCTGGCAAACCAAACGATTCACTCGTATCTGTAATGTCAACATCAGAGTTTGAGTAACCGCCTCGCGTTGTCTGTGTCGCTGAAATAACAGGCACCTTATGCTCAACTGCAAGTCCACGCAATTCTTCTGCAATCGCTTTAATGAACGAATATGAATTGACATTGGCACCTTGACGCATTCTAGATGATGCACAAATATTCAGATAGTCGATATAGATTATGTCAGGAACAAATTGTCTCTTCAGTTTAAGTTCGTTAAGCAAATGCTTGAAGTGAGTTACGTTTGCGCTTGCCGTTGGATACTCTTTAATGATCAAACGACCAAGAGTCTTTTCTTTCAATCGTTCAATCTTTTTGAGATACGATTCTTTAGGTAGCGCCATCAACTTGTCTATGTCAACATTCAAAAGATTCGCATCAATACGTTCTGCAATCCTTTCTTCAGCCATCTCAAGTGTGATGTATAATACATTCTTGCCAATTGAAAGATTTGCCGCGGCACAATGACACATGAACATTGACTTACCCACACCAGTGCCGGCGAGAATAATGTTCAAAGTTTTTTCTGGCAAGCCGCCTTTAGTGATTCGATTGAGATAATCTAGATCAAACGGAATACGCTTTTCAACTGTGTGATAAAACTCATAGCGAGTTTCTGCGTCATCTATAAAGTCATGCCCAACATGATTATCAAATGAAATTGCAAGTGCATCAGATAGAATGTCAGGAATTGCACCTTTTTCTTTTTTGCTATTACCGCTCTCATCTAGAATCTGAATTGATTCCATGATTGCGTTGTAGATTGCTTTCTCTTGACAGAATTTTTCTGTTGCATCTAGAAGCCACACACCATCTCTTGCATCAAACTCTGTGACGTTTAATTCATCTAGAAGTCCTGTGACTTTCTTATGTTGGTCGCCAGATAAGTTTGAACGCCCATCAATCTCAATTGTAAGTGCTTCAACTGTTGGTAAGTTGTTATACTTCGTGATGTACTTATGAATTTCTTCGTAAATAACTTTTTCTGAATGATCTGAAAAGTAATCACCAGAAAGAAACGGAAGAATCTTTCTAGTGTACGCATCATCATTCAGTAGGTGTTTCAGTATTTTCTTTTCTACGCTCATCATCATATCGTTTCTCAGCCTCTTCTAAAGAATGCTGAAGCAATGAATTCATCACTTCACCAAGTACTTCTTCAAACTCTTCATTGCCTTCTAAGGTTTCATCGTTGTGTACTGTATAATCAAAAGAGATAGTTGCTTCACCATCTTCAATTTTTTCATTAACATGAATTGAACCGAATGTAAACTCTACTTCTTTGTAGGGTCCAGTCAGAATTTCAATGCTTGCTAAATCATGTTTTTCTTTGTATGTATAGAGCCTGTCTGTTACTCGAAAATCTACATCATATTTCATGCTTCTTCCTCTACAACTTCTTCTTCATCGAACACGCCGGCACCATCTTGTCCATACAAGAATTCTTTTTTACATGCTTCATCAATTGCATTTAAAATTTCTTTTGTATAATACTTCTCAGGGTCTTCATTGATCGACTTACCAAATACTTTTGTGCCATCTGGCAGTTCGTATCTGGTTGATACTTTCTTAATTATATCATATTTTTCAGCAATTTCAAGTAGCCCGTAGTAACGATCAAGTCCTTTGCTGTAAGTAATCTTTACCTCGACTTGAGTGTTTTCTTTTGTTAAACGTGATTTGTGTAACTTAGCACGAACGATGTTACCAACAACTTCAGTACCATCTTTATCTTTACGCTTAGACAAGTAAACGATTGTAGATGCGGTGTACTTCAAGCCAGAGCCACCAGACATTTCTTTCATTGGAATGTATGCACCAACTACATCATAAACGTGATTCGTTACAAGTAAAGGCACACCAATCTTAGCAAGTTTTAAATTCAATACACGGAATGTTGCTTTAAGAATAGCAGACTTGGTCATATCTTTAGTTTCTTTGCCTTCAGCAGTATCTTCCATTTCTTTAGTAGAAGATAACTGACCAAGAGAATCAAGAACCATAATCATTGGCTTGCGCTTCGCTTCTGGTTGCGCTTGATACTTCTCAATGATTTGCAATGCGGTATGGCGAAATTTCTGAATTGTATCCGGCTCAGAGATTACGACACGCTTGGTGTCAACACCGCGCGACTCCATCATATTTTTTGTAACTGCGGCTTCAGTATCAAAGTAAATAACACCGCCTTCAGGATTTGCGTCAAGGAATTGTTTAACAATACCTAAGACGAAGAATGTTTTTCCTGTTGATGATTCACCAGCAAATGCAGTTACTTTATTGTTAGGTACGCCCCCATAGATGCTACCTGATAGAACAGCATTCAATGCATATGAACCTGTATCAATACACCCACTATACTCAGCAGATGCGCCACCGTCAGATAAAATCTTTGTGTCTTCATCTTTCAATTGACTAACTAAATCTGTAAAAAAATTACTCATTGTGTTTTTCCTTCATAATATTTGTTTAATAACTTTGGCGAATGTTGTTCATACTCAGCAACATCAGGTTCGCTTTTCTTCTGCATCTCTAACTCATAGGTACGCTTGCGGAGTTCCGATGTACTATAACTATGATTCCTTACATGATAGTATAACTCAATTCCGTTTTCAATGCAATATTGTTTACCAGTAAAGTCTTTATTTTTATATTCTTCACCAAGAAACCTTATGTGCATCGTTTGCGTCATAATCAAATTGGCTAAGTCTTCTTCAGTATGGTACACAAGAATTTCATCCACATACTTACATGCCTGTAATTGAACATATCTTTCATATACCGATTGTACGGGTTTGTTTTTTGTGCTAGGTCTATCCACAGTAGGGTCAACCTGTAGCGCAACAATTAGATAGTCACATAATTTTTTTTCCATCTTTAACATTGTCACATGACCAGCATGAAACAAATCAAATGATGAACAATTAAAACCAATTTTCATAATATTACTTCTCTAATGGATAATTTTGTGAACGGCGAACTTCAGAAACTTTTGTTATCTCATCTTTATCCATTGGCACTGGATCAAACGTAGTTAGATCAATCTTTTCTTTTACTTCGTACTCTGTCTCTTCTAATTCTTCTTTTGTAGGTTTTTCGCCTACGTCTGCCATGAATGGCGTGATTGGTTCTAGATTTTCTTTCTCTTCTCTTGCTTGTCTTAATGAGAAGTTACCCGCGATGACAAGTAAAACTGCAAGTGGATCAAAAACTAAAACGATTAAAATAATTACCCATCGTACTGCCTGTTCAAGCATAGTCTGCGTGACTTGCTCATCATATATCATTGCGGCAATGTACTTGAGTGGTCCTACTTCAGATTCAACCTTTCGTACTTCCGTGGCGAATGGTTGTCTATCTTCATTGAGTTTAGCAACAATTTTCTGTTGGGCTTCGTTTTCGTTAGCGATACGGTTCCTCTCTGCTTTCTGAGAAACACGCAAAGCATTCGCCCTTCTGGCACCCTCTTCTGAAGTGCTTCGTGCCATAATCTGGTCCACACTTTCATCCAATTGTTTGAGTACTTTACGGTTTGTATCAATTGTTTCCTTTGCTACACGAATCTTATCATCAATAATTTCTAACTTTGATATTGCATCACCTGTGGCAAGACTTTGATCGCTATGTGCTTTTGACAGAAAGCCAAAGATGCCCAATGACGTAATGAACATTAATACAATTATAGCACAAACAAAATAATACTTCAATAGTTTGGGTGCAACATCCCAATTTTTATATACCCATGATGCGACAACAAGTTTAGCCGCTTCAAGTGTGCCACCCATAACTGCGATTGGAATTGGGGCGGCAGAAAATATCGCTATAAGACCTATAACGGAATAGTAAGCGGCTATGCCTGATACGCTTAACGCGCACAGTAAAGTAAGGATCGCAAATAACATAGTTAACCTCTAGTGAGTTTAAGCACCCTGTCAATTTGTTCCTGAATTTTTTCTTTACGATTAGGCCAGTAAATGTATTCCTTTTCAGGGTTCTTCATCAAATTGACTAACAATGGCACAACTAATTGTTCTA